TTTGAACCAAAATCCATTCTTGCAAGTTCTTGTCTTGTGCTTAATGAAGGTGAAAACTCATCTACTCCCATTACCATTCCATCTGCATTTGATAAACTATTATAATTTCCTGTTGGAGTTTGTGTTAATTCTTGTCCTAAAAATTCTGGTTTTGCTGGTGGTACTATATTTGTTCCAGATTGAGAATATCCACCACCATAAGTATCTTCATTAATAGTAAGATTTTCTTGTCCACCAAATTGATCATAAGAATCTGTTGATCCGGTTTTTAATGTATTTGCTTCTTGTACTCCGCCAACAACACCACCAACTGCTGCAGCTGTTAAAGCTTCTTTAAAATTAATTTTTTGACCACTTACTGCTTGTACCGCTAAATTACCAAGTGCTGCTCGTAAAGCTCCACCACCAATTGCTCCCATTCCTGAGCCTATGTTTAATCCAGCTGGTCCTAAATAATAACCTGCGGCAACAGTTAAAGCCATTCTTCCTAATGGAGATTTAGCAACCGATTTAACGCCTTTTACAAGTTTTCTAGGAATAGAAGTTACTTTTTTAAAAAAACTTCCGAATCCATATTGTTCTCTGTCTACTAGTCTTCCTATTCCTCCGGAAGCATATTGCATTCTTCCACCAAATCTTGCTTCTACTCTAGTATCTTCTGATACTTCTTCCATCCCACCTTCTGCAACGCCTTGAATCATTTCCATTGCAATTTTTTCAGCTTGTTCTGGTGGAATACCTTGCTCAATTAACATCTTAATAAGTAAAGCAAGAGCTTTCTTAGGATCTTTAGCTAGGTCTTCTGCTACAGGTCTATATTGTTCTGCTTGATCTTGCTGAGCTCCTTGTGGAGCTACTTGCATAATTCCTTCTTGAACTTGAGTAGTGTTACCTTGAGGAGAAAAGGTTTCTTGAACGTTTTCTTCCATTATTTCTTCACCACTGCCCATATTATATAATTGTCTGTCCATGTGTAATCTAGTTATACTCCTGAAAAAATCTAATTTATAACAATTTTACCCTTATTACAAGTTTGTTTTTGTGCCTAAAGGCAGATCAACTACATACACTTTAACACTTCTAGAAACATGTTCTGGCTTAGTTCCAGTGCTTTGATCTTGTACATCTGCCAATGCTTCTGCATCAGACATATACTCGGTTCCGTTTATTAAATTAATTAAGGTTACTTCTATTTTAGGTTTAACTACGGGTACTTTCTCCCCATCAATCGTCTCATATCTAAGGGAAGCTTCTTGTTCTACAAATGGCATTATCTGTCCTCTCTGTTCATTTCTAATATTGCAACGGTACCACTCATTTGATTCGCAGCTGCTGCTTGTAGTCTTAATACATCATTTTCTTCTAAAATAAAAGTACCATCTACAATTCCTGTTGATGTAGTAGTAATTATAGATTCTTGTGCAATTAAATATTGAGTAGTATTAGAATTATCATATAAAAAAACTTTAATTACTCCTGTTGCAGCTCTATTAGCACAAAGAAGGTTTTTAACAATGGCTCTAGAATTAGAAGGACAGGTATAGATATCTGTCACATCTGTAGATGCTAGATCATAGTTTGAATTTTTATATATATTAGCCATTTTATTTTAATCTAAAAACCAAGTAAATCGTTCTTGATCCTCTTTTAAATCTTTTAAATAAGTAGAGTTTAATTGTTCTACGATCCCTTGTATACTTCTATTAATTTGTTTTTGATTAGAAACATCATAATCTTCTTTAGGTTCTGGTAATATTACATTAATTTTTGCCATTATCGTCTCCCGTCTGGTTGTATATCAATCTGCAAAGTTCCAAATCTCCAGTTGTCTCCTTGATTAATATTTTCAATTTTAAGATTAGCATACCGGCCTCTAGCTCTAGTATCAATTTTATCGGTAGTAGAAAAAATAGTGTAAGGACTAGAAGGAGTAGAAATTAAAGAATCTGCTGGATAGTTTTTAATAGTTAAATACACTTGAGCCGAACCTGCTAGTGTTTTAAAATCAGGTATAAATCTTCTTAGTGCTAAAAATAGTTCGGGACTATTTTGATTTAATGCAAAATCATAGGACTGTACAAAAGCATTTAAAGTAGTGGTAGATCCATCAGGATTAATCTGATCAGTTCCCACCTCGTGTTCATACAACGTAGATTGTCCTAATCCTGATTCTCCAATCACGACTGGAAAAGAACCTGTGGCAGAACTATTGTAAGAAGTTGCATAAGGTTTTGGATAAATTAAAGTATCTACCCAAGCAGTTCTAATAGAATTGGTATTGGTTCCTGTGTACCAAGTTCCATTAGGAGCTTGTTGTGTAGAACCATAATTAACCGTTACATATCGATCATTAAAATCAGAATTATTAGAAGGATAGTACCAAATTATTTCTGTGAATAAATTATTAAGTCCTGCTGAAACTTGTTGTCCTTTGGTTGTATTAAAATCATCAAAAACGTAATCTTCTACCGAGCAAGGTAGAGTTTTTACAGTACCATCAAACATAAAAAATCCATTACTGCTCATCCAAAAAGCAACTCCATCTATTTCAATGGCAGCATTTTTACCCACCAATCCACAATTTGTTCCCACTTGTTCAAAACCAAACGTAAAAGGAGATCCAATAAATTTCATGGTGTATAAAGAATTATCCGTCCAAACTAGAATGGTTTCTTTTGCAAGTAAGGCTCCCATAATTTTAGATCCATCTTGTAATCTTTGCGAACCCGCAGAATTAATAGCAGTAGCTACATAATCATCAATATTTTCTTGATCTGAAAATCTAATAAACATATCATCTTGAGTGGCAGGGTTTCCTAAAGTTACTTCTGTTCCTAAGTGAATTAAGTGACGAGTGGTAGGAGAAATTAAAGTTGCTCTACTCGCTGTAGGATTATTAGAAGTAGAATACCCTGATGTTCCCGTAGATGCTCGCGTCGTGAGTCTCGCTGCAATACTAGAGTCCCAAGTAAATGTTTTTCCATTAGCAATGGTTGCTACTAATACATCTCCAAAGTTATCTAAAGACCAGAGTCCCGGTTCAAGAACAACCGTGGCTGCGTCTACTGCTACTCCCCATCCATTAAAATCAATAGCATTACTAACCACTGCTCCATTACTATGTATCGCAGTAGAAGTACCACTAGCTCCTCTTGAAATACCGGTTAGTCTAGGACTAGAAATTCCAGTGTATGTAATTAATTCATTTCCAATAGCAACCGTTCCCGATGCAGGAAATCCAGTAGTAGCTGCTAATGTGATTTCTGTAGACGAACCATTATTACCAGCTGTGTTGGCAGCTAATGCTCCATTTAAAGTTGTTGTAAGTGCTCCTGATACTGTTCCACCATATTGACCTACACCAAATCCATATCCATAAGTTTGTTGTGCGGGACCCACAGGCTCATAAGGAATAATACTCATGCTTCCGCCTGTTGAAACCGTCCCTGTTGCGTTGCTAGATTGAGTAATGGTAAATACACTGGCACTAGTAATAGAAGTGACTTGAAATAATTTATCATCAAAATCAGCATTAACATAACCTGTACTCGAGGGTAAAGTAACACTAGCTAAAAGAATAATCTGCCCTGCTGTTAAACCGTGACCTGCTTTTGTAATAGAACAAATGGGAGAACCATTTGTAGTCGCAATAGTTGCTGAAGCTAAAGCTGCTTGTACGGGAGTTATATCAAAAATTTGTCCTTCAAAATAAATAAGAAGAAACTTATCTGTCCCAATAGAAGTATAACGATTCCCTTCTAAGTCTACGAATGAATGAAGTTTTCTAGATACTCCTACAATAGTATCTTGTAATAAAGAAGACCAACCTCCTACTTTTTCTGGAAGTCCATAACGAAAACGAACTAGATCAGAATCTACCCATCTTCGATCTGCGCCTACACTGGTATCTTGTTTATCTATTCCAGGTAGAATTTTAAAATTAGTGAGAGCCATAAATTAGCTCCTTATGCTGTATTGGATTTATAGGCCCAACCACGTGTACTATCTACATATACTAATGTAATAGATTGACCATTGGTAGTTAGGGTTAAGTTAGAAGTAGCAGAATTAATAGGCTGCCCGTTTCTATCTACGGTTAAATTATTTCCAGCATAAGATCCTCTTGCATCTATTATAGTCACCTCACTTCCAACTGCCGGAGAACTAGGAAGAGCTACGGTAATAGCGGCACTACTAGTATTAGCTAGAATTTGATCTCCTGCAACTGCAGTGTAGGGGCTATTGCTATTTGTAATAGAGTTATAGCCCTTTTGTAAAAAAGAAAGAATGGTATTAGTTCCATCTGAGTATACTAATACTTTTGCACCTACCGGTATAGCTACCGGAGAACTAGAAGATCCAGTGAGCACACTTAAGGTATAATTAGAAGTACCTCGCACAGTAGCATCTTCTACAATAAAAACACGTTCTGAGCCAGCGGGCATGGTTAAGGTACGGTTACCAGCTAGTGTCCCTGTTAGTTTAAAATATAAATTTTTACCATTAGAAACAGCTCCGTCGGATAAAGCTAAAGTTACATTGCCTCCACCTATAGCCACTGCAATGTATCCAGTTCCGGATTGCTCTAGAATCTGTAAGTTAGTATTAGTAACGGTTCCCCATTGTCCAGCTTTTTCACCGGTGGTTATAAGTTCTAGTTTTAAATCTGTTGAATAAGTTGATGCCATATTAATAAGGTACTATTGGTGTCCAAACTTCATTTGCGTTTGGATCAACATTGCTCCATGTTATTGCACTGCCAACTCCTGTGGTAACTACTATAGGAGTTCCTGTAGGAATGACATTTGCGTCTGCGGTAATAGTAACAGAACCGGTAGTTATTTGCAATACGTTGTTACCTGTTACGTTGACATTTGCATCTGCGGTAACTACTACTTGTCCTATTCCAAGTGAAATAGGGCTTCCATTAAGTGTGAGATTTGCATCTCCTGAAATTACAACTTGTCCTGTTTTAACAATAATAGGATCAGGTCCTGGTATTTCTACAATAGAAGTAGCTGTAATATTAACATTTCCAATGGTCCAGTCTAAAGGCACACCATTGACATTAATAGTTACGTTCCCAACATCA